GCTTGGTGGTATCATTTTGCCCATGTCAGTAAGGCCGTTCTTCATGTGATAGTAGTCATAGCGCACATTGACCCTCGAAGCCTTTGATGAAAGCTTCTTTTTCAAATATGCCATGCCTTTGTATTCGCTCATCTTGTATATCCTTTCCAATTATTTCAACTCTGCGAGAAATATAAGCAGTGCGGCGGTGAAGGTCATTTTTGACCTCAAAAGGGGGCATACCCCCCATATTGTCAATAATTTGTTAAAAATTCTTCCAATCGTAGCATTGTGGTAAAATTCGGTTGGAAATCAGGTCAAGAGACTGGTCAAACACCTGTTTTTCCACCAGTTTGTCAGATTTCTGACGATTACAGCACCAATGTGCCAACTGCAAGTTTGAAATGTCCGAAGGATGACCGCCTTTTGCAATGGGTATAATGTGATCTATGCAGGCTGACAGTGGGTGCGGATATTTCAGCGAAAAATCAACAGGCTTACCGCAGATACCGCAAACTGTTTGGGTAGCGTATATCTTCTTCTTGTTGATACGGAACTGCTGTTGATGTGAACCGCTTCGGTCTGGTCTTGATATTGGCATAAGGTCACCTTCTCAACGCAAAAGCGACCGCAAAATGCAGCCGCCCTTGTGAAAATATTATAAGGAGTTTTGTAAATGGTGGAGCAGATGTTAAGCTGGCACGCTCTCGACCTGCATAGCCCCTTACGGGGCTTAGAAAATTGGAGGTGACTTCAATGAAAGTACAAGTCTGAGGTACATCTACACTTTCCTCAGTTTAAATTATAACATAGGTAAAACGAACAGAGCGAACAAGTTTAAGCATTTTGCAAAAATCTTTTGACCGCCATTCTACAGCCGTCCGCCGTGCCTCCGACCTTGTGTCCTATCTGTATCCAAGTAAAGCCTTTTACAAACCTGAGTACAAATATCTTCCTCATTTGTCTATCTTCTATCCCCTTGATAAACTCCTCCACAGCCCTCTGCTCACGCTCTAGCCGAGCCTGCTCGCACAGCAGTGAAAGTGTATCACCGTTTGGCAGAAAGCCGTCTATGCGTGTGCTGTGTGGTGTGTAGGACGGCGGAGTGCACACGCTGATACTGTCGGCAACGTACTTGCCCGAAAGCTCTGCCTTGATGTCCTCAATGGCTGAGGCGTTCCTGCGGTAGGCTTTCAGGCGTGACATGGTCATAGGGTCAGCCATTAGCAACACCGTCCATTCTTGCTCCGCAGTTAGGGCAGTAATTTATCTCACCGTGTGGATACTGAGCTATAAAGTGAATGATTTCACAATTACTGCATCTAAGCTGATTAGGTGTGTTTGTATTCTCCCATGTTCCACGCTTGACCTCCTCAGTTTGTCTATACTCCTTAATTCCCAACACAACATACCCGTTCTTTATTCCCCAGCCGTTGAGGATATATGTTATCTTGTATGTATGTTCTGATATCTCATGTTTTGCGTGTTCTCTTACTGTGCCGTCTGAGCTACGATAAGACGTTCCGTCAGTCGGTATAAATCTTATCAGATCTCCTGTCTGAAAACCTCTGTCATTCTTTCTGACCTCGAAAGTTTTCTCACCGCTCAGAACAGCGCCACAAAATTCTGTGTTAAGTTTCAGATTATGTGTTTTCATTTTTTTGCCTCCTCGATATCCAACAAGCTAAGCTGGTTATTTTTCATGTCAAATACTCTGTCACGCCATTCAACGCCGATATAGTCAAGAACTCTTCCCCAGCCGTACTTTGTGCCGTCAGCATCTTCACAACACTTGTTCATCCAGAAATCCCACTCTTTTTCATTTCTTTCACGAAGCCTGTCAAATCGGTGAGGGCGCTGTTCCATATGTATGCCGAAACCGCACATTGAGCAGCCTGTACGCTGAGCCTTTGTTGTGCAAAGCTTTCCGTCAAAGTCACGTTTTATCTCGCCATAGATTGTAGGCACAGGCACATTCAGGTCAAGTGCAAGTTGTAGCAAGTCCTGCCTTGTAAATATGGCAAATGGTGCTGAACGTATCGTGCTTTTGCCAAAGTAATTGCAGCCGTTAAGCATTAGCGATTTTTCACGTCTGCCGCCCTCACTTGCCATAAGTCCTAAGAACGGCACGCTCTTGTGTTGCTTTGCCCAATCATCACACGGCTTTTCTTTCATCCAGAAACAGCATTGTGATGATACCTTAAACGGCGGTATCTTGTAGTCAACGCCCTCGTTTTCATTTTCGTAACCGCCAAACAGTTCAAGCCAGCGCTGAGAAAGCTGCATTCTTGTATGCTTGCGAAAACCGCCATACTCTCCCGTTTCACCCGTTATGATAGCGTGACGAACTGTCTTGTTCTTGTCCGTAGGGTGTGCAAGCAGTTCTATTTTTGCGGCTGTTTCTTTTGATAGTACAGGAAAACCATATTCCCGTATGATATCTATTTTTGACTTGTATGGGCTTAACTTTATCACACCAAGTTGCTCGTGTATCTGCTGAATAGATTTGTCTTCAAGACTAGATACCGATACACCTGGAACATAACTGAAACCACAGTAATCATGTATAAATTTCAAAAGCGTTATGCTGTCAAGTCCGCCTACCGATATGTGCGTATTCAGATTTCTTTTGTCACATTCACGAATGAACTCCCTTACTCTGACCTCAGCGTATTTGACCTTGAACTCATACGGCATTTTCTGCTTAGTTTGGAAAGCTGCTATCTTCTGTTCATTGTCTTTGGTACGCTCCTCATAGCTTTTCACTCTTATTCCTCCTCAAATCTCGGACATTCCGTTACTGTATACGAGTGTATCATACCGCCCTTTTGCGATTCATACATTCTGTGCTGACACGTCTTCCAACCCTCAACCGGTCTGCGGTCTATGGACCATGCACAGCCTGTAAGGTATTCTCCTGTTATCTTATCCTTTGTCGGTATTGCGTGGCGGCAGTGCCAGCAGAGGGTGTGGTCAGTGTGTTTCATTCTCGCACCTCAACTCTTCCAGCCTACAATACACCAACGTATTGCCACAAGTCTTGTCGGCGATCTCCGCCTGATAGAAGAACTGACCTGTCTTACTGCTCTTGCGGATAATGCACCCTGTCAGCCGGTAGCAGTCAGAACCGTTGTAGCTCACCCTGCGTCCAAGACTTTTCTTTACTTCGTGTATCGTCATAGCTCCTCTATCCTCACATAAATGCCGGGCGTGTTCGCCCAAAACTTCTCGCATATCTCACTTGCCACAAGCTGGTCGTCCGACCAAAAGTCAAGCTTTGTCATGCAGTCCTTGAACATCTTTTGCAGGTTGTCTGTGTCAGGCTTGCTGGTCTTGTATTCTCCGTCCTTGTGCTTGCCGTCATTCGGAAACAGCCACTTCGTTATCAGCCTTATTCCACAGATGTATTTCTCAGGCGGTCTGTGCCTTGCTAGGTTTGCCGTGAGCTTTTCTTTTGCCGCCTTTACTTCGGGTGGGTCATAAAATATCGGCTTGCCGTTTCTTACTGCCACCTTGTGTTCCTGTGCTGTAGCCGTCGGCGGTATCATCGCCATAAAAAATTCAGTCATTGTTGTCTGCTCCTCTCATGCGGTCGGTGTGCTAGCCGCCTTATTATTTCAGAATATATTTTCGGGCGGCTTATGCCCGAAAATATATATTATGTAATAATATACTTTTTCTTCCCTCGGGAAAAAGTCGGTATTTTGTCGATATTTTCTTCCCAAGGGAAAACACCGATATTTTCCTTACACTTATTCGATTTTTTCCTTTCCGTTTCAAAGTAAATTTTCTCGACTTTTTCCTTCCTTTCCTTCACTTCTTTAAGCCACATTCGCCGTCATCTATCCAGAAACCACCATGCTCTTTGAGGTATGAACGCACTGTCTTTTCACCCTTTCCTATGTACTCCGCCAGCTCAGAAATGCGGCACTTGCCGTTCTCCTGCACACCGCTGAAAGCTGTTTCAATGCTCTCCTTTCGCTCCTTGCTGCGGTCTTCATTGGTCTTTTTCTTGCTGAAATTCTTCTTCCAATTCGGTGCGATGTCCTCTACCTCGCAGTCTTTAAGCACGCCCACGGTATCCTCTCTGTGAACAGGATAATCAAACCACATATCGAGGGGAGCAAACTTCGGGAACTCTCTCAGAGTACCCTCTATACGCCATGCCGTGCGGTTTCTTACTGCAAGCTTAGCCTTGTCTATGTCGGCCATCATAAGCTTGTATGAGTTCGGGTGCAGATACTTGTGTGTTATCTCCAGCATTTTTGCAGGCGTAACAAGATCGTCCTGCGAGCAAAGATCATCAGTATTTCTGTAAAATCTCCTCATCCAGTTCTCGCAGATACGGCAAACAGTTTCGTCCTCCTGCTGCTTGTAAAGGCTGTCTGAGATGTCAAGCTCTGAGAGGTCAAGAAGTGCATCAGGGTCACGGGCGAATACTCCTGAGCCGCTTGCTCTGTCCATTGAACGCTTACCGCCCTGAGCGCCTTTCGAGTGGTGGTGGCAGTATATGACCGCACAGCCAAGCTCTGTGCATACCTTGTCAAACTGGTTGCAAAAGTGTGCCATTTGGTCTGCTGAGTTCTCATCGCCTGTTATGACCTTGTAGATAGGGTCTATTATTACAGCAATGTAATTCTTCTTGCTTGCTCGGCGTATAAGCTTTGGTGCAAGCTTGTCCATTGGTACGCTGTGACCTCGCAAGTTCCATATGTCTATGCTGTTGAGGTTTTCAGGCTCTAGGTGCATTGCGGTGTACACGTCCTTGAAGCGGTGCAGACAAGATGCTCTGTCAAGCTCTAGGTTGACGTATAGTATCTTTCCTTTGGTGCATTGCCAGCCAAACCACTTGACCCCCTCAGCTATCGCCACGCACATTTCGATAAGCGCATAAGACTTGCCTGCCTTTGACGGACCTGCAATGAGCATTTTGTGACCCTGTCTGAGAACACCGTCAATAAGTGGTGGTGCAAGCTCAGGCAGGTTATCCCACTCAGCACTCAGGCTCTCAGGGTCAGGGAGATCATCATTGATACTTTCTATGTAATCTTTCCATTCTGAAAAGCTTTCTTTGCCTATGTTCTTGTCAATGATGAACTGTTTCTTGCCGTTTCTCATTACGCCTGGCATACGGCTAAGACGTGAGGGATTGCGGTTTTGTTTATCTATGTCAAGACCACTTTCCTTGCAGACCTTGTAAAGAAAATCAACACGCCTGCGGTATTCATCATAGTTTGGAGCGTCTATCTTGACGATAGCGTGAACGCTCTTCCCACCGCTGTATACAAGCACAGCGATAGGAAGTTCAAGCTCTCTCATCACAGCGTTCTGCTGTTCTATTGGCATACTGTCGCTTTCAACAAGAGCATAGCGGTAGTCTGTTACATTCTCGTTCTTTACGCCCTTGCCGTCAAGAGGGTTGAAACGGATCCACGCTCCGGCTTCTTCCTTGTAGTCGCCAAACACCGCACCAATGTCGCCGTTACATTCGCCAAGCCTCTTGATAAGTTCCCCTGCCGTCCTGTCACAGCAGCCCTTTGTGGGCAGATACTTGGTCTTGCCGTCCTTTTCTGTCTCCCACGTTTGCGTAACATAGCCCACGTTCTCTCCTGCTTCAAAGAGTGTTTCAAGATATGTGACTATCTCCTTGACAGGATCCCATTGGGCAGGCTCGGTGATCGGTATGCCCTCACCGCCGTTTACAAGGGGACTGCCTTCCTCTGCGACTATCTCGCCGTCCCAGTCATAGGCTTGAAACTCTCTGGGGCTGTATCCTCTTTCCTTTGCCATTTGCACGATAGTTCCTGCAGTCACGGGCTGAGCATTGCCGTTAAAGCCTTGCCACTTGTGTTCACACTCACCGCTGTGATAACGGCTGTCTGACCTCGACCAACTGTCCCAATCGTTCACGGAATAGCCCTCGTGCTTGAGAGCCATTCCCACATTGACCCATTCCTGATAATCACAGCTTGCAGGGTCTATGTATTCAAGCATTTTAAGCAAATTTGTGTTATCCATTCACTTCTCCTTAGTTCTCAGGTGTGTATGTTTTCGGGTCGATATCTCTTGGCACTCTCCAACCATTGGCAGAGATACGGGCTATCATCCTGCTTGCGCTGTCAAAGTTCCACGAGCCGACGTGTTCAAAACCCTTGCTTTCAAGCAGCCTTATCTGCTTAGGTGTGGTAAGTCCTGCATTGCGGCGCTTTTCAAGTCGGTCAAGGATAAGCTTTGCCTTGCCTGCGTTGTCTATATCGTCAGGGAAAATGCCCAGCTTTTCAAGCTTTGCCTTCTGCTTGTCGGTAGCAGGAGCACACTCCCAGCCAAAAGCAGGAACATAAGAGGACAAGTCCTCAGCCTGTATTGACATTTCATACTGCAAAGGGTCAACGAGCTTTCGCTTGCGTGTTTTCATTTCTTTGAGCTGCTTTGCCAAAGACTCTTCACGCTGTGCCACAACGTCCTCGCTTGCCTGTTTTTCTGCCTCTTCGATATCCACTGCACAGCCTGCCTCATTGGCAAGATTTTCGGTCATTTTCTCAGCGACCTCTTCATTCTGACAGATAAGATGTGCAGGCCTGCAAAGCTCGTGGCGTTCTGTGTGCCACAGAAAGTCAAGCAGTAAAAGCTCTGTCTTTCCCTCGCAGAGCCTTGTGCCTCTGCCTACCATTTGACAGTAAAGCCCACGCACTTTTGTTGGTCTTAGCACGATAACGCAGTCAACTGACGGACAGTCCCAGCCCTCTGTGAGGAGCATTGAGTTGCACAGCACGTTGTATTCGCCCTTGTCGAAAGCTTCAAGTATCTCCGCTCTGTCTGTGCTTTCTCCATTGACCTCAGCGGCGTTGAACCCTTTGCTGATAAGGATATCACGGAACTTTTGAGAGGTCTTGACAAGCGGCAGGAACACAACTGTCTTGCGTTTCTTACAGTATTTGAGCATTTCATCAGCTATCTGATAAAGATATGGGTCAAGTGCCGTGTCGATATCACTAGCCTTGAAATCTCCTGCCTGAGTTGATACTCCTGAAAGGTCAAGTTTCAGCGGTATGGTGATAGCCTTGATAGGTGAAAGATAGCCCTCTTTGATAGCCTGCGGCAGAGTGTATTCATATGCAAGGCTGTCGAACACCGAACCTAAGTTCTTCATATCGCCCCTGTCAGGTGTAGCCGTTACCCCAAGCACCTGAGCCTTTGGAAAATGGTCAAGCACTCTCTGATAGCCGTCTGAGATAGCGTGATGAGCCTCGTCAATGATAATGGTATCGAAGTAATTTTCCGAAAAGCCTTTGAGCCTTTTCTCACGCATAAGGGTCTGAACTGAGCCTACTACCACACGATACCATGAGCCTAAACAACTTTGCTCTGCTTTTTCGGTGGCACAGCCAAGCCCTGTTGACTTCATAAGCTTGTCCGCCGCCTGGTCGAGCAGCTCGCCCCTGTGGGCAAGGATAAGCACACGCTTACCCTGCCGCACACATTCTTCCGTAACAGCCGAGAAAAGTATTGTCTTTCCCGTTCCTGTGGGCAGAACTGCAAGGACTTTGTTTATTCCCTCAGACCATTGTTCGAGTATAGCAAGCTTAGCCTCGTTTTGATATGGTCTTAAATTCATCATCAGAACGCACCGGCTTTCCAGCCACCTGTCTGAGCAGGCTGACTATACTGCGGTGTCTGCGTCTGAGCAGGCTGAACGGTAGTCACATTCTCGTCATAGGCATAGAGCTTCTTTATCTTGTTGGACTGCCTGTCCTCACCGTCCTTGTTCTTGTAGTTGTCAACGTAGACGTGACACTTGCCCTTTTTGCCTGTGATAGCGTTCCAGTTCATTTTCAGCGGCTCACCGTGCTTTTTAAGTCCCAGTGCCAAGAAAAGTGCTGAGAGCTTCCACTCAAACTTGTTGCAAAGGAAGAAGTTCTCTGTTATCTCCACGCTGTCCTCTGCACCCCAAATGGTGAATGTGACCTTTGCCATATTGCAGGGCGGCACTTTTGCCGACCCCTCGTGTCTTGCACGTTCGTACTTTGCAACGGTGAAGTCATAGTCCCCCTCAGGGAGCAGAACAAAGTCCCCACCCTCGTTGACTATCTCATCTTCCCAGCCGTATTCCATAAAATTATCCATAGTGTTGTCCTCCTTTTAAAATGGTACTTTCTGATTTTCTCTAATAAGCGGCAGCATTTGCTCCCAAGCGCCTATCAGACAGCCCTGCACGAAGTCGTCAGGATAGTTTGTGATAGGAGTATCATAAGGGAAATAGTTTCTCTGCGATACCACAAGACGTATAT